TAAATAGGAGTAGTAGCTTTAGGTAACCATTTACGCATAATACCTGTTTGTGTACCTGCGTCTTCTGTGTCTAAAAATCTACTAACAGGGTCTAACATAAAAACTCTATCACATTTAGTGATAGCACCCATACAATTTATGCCCCAGACTTCATCATACTCCTTACTGTGAGCTAATGATAAATGAAAATCTACTTGACTACGTCCGATGGCGACTATGGCAATATTACTGCCAGCTAATTTTTCTTCCTTCATGCTTGTGGTTCTCTCCGTATCTCATCATACCTGTATTGGTCTCTAGTTGATTTAGCTTCACCAAGATTTTTCAAACTTAGTAAAGCCTCCTGAAACTTTGATTCATAAATTGGCATACTTTCAAAATTTTTGAGATACATACACCCTTCTACTAAACTTCCGTAAAGCATTGCGTTAGGTGCATTTTTAGACAACCATGTTGTTTCACTACCAGAAGTGGTAGTAAGTGAGGCTGGTCTATAATAATAGTGCAGTTCCATATTGTAGTTAGAATCTGGTGTTGGTGCAAGTATGAAAGTATTATCATCAAACTCACCAAAATATTTAGGTAGTCCTGTTGTGGACGCATTAGGAGTATAATCCCTAATGAAAGAAACTTGTTTTAATAATAAATAATTATAATTACTGTCACCGTCTATAACAGCTAAACTAAACGGTGCTAAAAAATCACTGGGGGTTGCTAAGTATGTATTACTAGCGGTTACTGTACCTGTAACATTTTTTCTAAACTCATCAAGCTGTACATTTTTTAATATACGCTCTTCTGTAGCTTCTATAAAATTAGGTAAATTAGTAACAAAAGTACTTTCTGTACTTTCAAGATAGTCTTGTATGGCTGTTTTTAAATCTGTATAAGTCCAACTCATGTTGTTACCGTTACTGTGCCTAAACTACCTGTCATCGTTTTCATGTACCAGCTAGTTCCTATAATATCGTCAGTAGTATTATACTGTGGATTTGGGCTAGAAGTACGAATTATACCGAATCCAGTTGTTGGTGCAGAAATTGTGGGACGTGGTTCGTATAATGCTTCAGGGTCAGTTGGTGACCTTGAAGGCGTAAGCTGTGGATGTTTAGGCTCGTAGCACTCTCCACAAACTTTAAAACCTGTCCACTCTTTACGTAAATCTAAATATGGAAAATCAAAACCACATCTATCACAAATAGCTCTTGAGTATTTACCCTGAGCGTAAGCCATTAATAAAATCTCCTAGAAGGAGTAAGCATTAATGATGCTCTATTTCTGTCCTCGTCTGCTGCTAATTTAAAGTCTTGTTCGTATTGTTGTTTTAAAAGACCTGCTTTAGCTGGATTCTTTTTTAAAGCTATGTAATAAGCTAATCCGCTAACCATACAAGGTATAAATCTTGATGGTACTTCTGGGTCTTCAGCAGAAGTGTTTACGTCATCTATACGCTGTATTCTATAAGAAACTAATTGATAATTACTTGTATCAGGAGTTGGCCACAAATTAACTACAGGAGTTATTTGTCTGTCTACAAAATATTGAGTAGGTCTAGCTTGAGTAGTTTTAGTAGGAATATTTAAAAATTCTTGTCTACCTATTCTATCTATTTCTATATCTAATACAGGGCTTTTACTAGTATCACGTATGACAGCTGAAAGTATATCAATATCATAAGCGTTTAAGTTATAACTGGCTGTGCCTTGAGTTAGACTTAAAGTTACTTCTTCTATAGTCCAAAGATTTACGCCTCTGTTAGCCCAGTCAGCAAACATAATGTTTAAAGAACGTCTAGCAGTCCTAGCATCGTATCCTGTACGTTGTTCTAGTCCTGCTAGTTCGTATGCTTCTTCTATAGTATCAGCTATATTTAAAGCAAATGTTTTAGTTCCTGAAGTTGCCATTAATCGTAGTCTTTAAATACTGTAAGGACTATAACATAAGAATCACCAAGTGCATGACCTGTAGTAGTAAGATTGATATCACCTGTTTTACCTGATCCTGAAGTATTACGTATACCACCAAATTCAGTAAAATCTACTTCATCTGTATAGTTTTCGTTTATGTCCCAACATATTGTGTCAGTAGTAGCATCCCATAAAAGTTTTACACTCATACCAAAAGTAGAATAGCTAACTTTAGCTAGTCTACAACCTGTACAAGCTGCTCCATCACTTTTACGAGCAGCCAAAGCACTTACGTCTACTTTAGTGACAGCTGACTCTCCTGTTCCGTCTGAAGTGTTGGTCAGCTGAATAACAGCTGACCTATCACTATCTGACAGAGTTGTTGAAGTTACTGCATCTGCCATAATTGACTCCTAAAATTAAGCGTCAGCAAAAGGAGTAACTAAAGTACCTGAGCCAATTAAAAATGCCTCAACATGATATTTAGCACTAGCCATAGCTGTTACTTTTACAATGCTTCCTGCAACACCACCTGAAGTAGTACCGTTTAGGGTAATAACGTCATTAGAAGCACCTGAAACAAAAGTTTTTCCAGTTGCTGCGTCGTCAATACCTACAAAAACGCTACCAACAAACTTATCAGTTCCATCAGTTTTGATGTCAAGGTCTGTTGCTGCTGTTTCTACTATAAAAACAAAAGAAGCACCTAAGTTATTAAGTTGGTTAGGATCTGTAGGGTCACTTGGTACAGTTGTAACAATTGAAGGTAAAGTAAATTTACCGTCGGCATCATTACAAAGTAAGATTTTACCAGCGTGACTATCTACACTTAAAGTTGTGTCAGCTGTTAAGCTAACAACAGCAGTATTACCTGCGGAAATAAAACCAGATAAAGACTTAACTGGTCCTGAAAAAGTTGATTTAGACATTGTTTTCTCCTCTATCTAAATTCGTTACTTCATCTTGGAGTAAGTCTGCCGAGCCAGTTGAAGTAACACGTTAGTCTCGGTTTAGTTAATTGTAAATTAGGTAGGGTAAAAAAGAAAGGGGAACGTTAAGTTCCCCTTCCAAAGGATACAACTAAGTACCCACCCCGAAAGGATTAGGCTCCTGGTGAACCATACATTCCACGCCAGTCTGACCATCCGAAAGAATATCTTTCTCTAGCCTTGTATCTAACGTTTCCTGTTTCGAAGTCACCTTCCATGCCAGTAGACATTGGTGATCTTACGAAGTGCTTCATGCCATTAGGAGCATCAGTCTTGATGAAGAAAGCATCAGTATCTGTTAAATAATGGTTAACAACGTAACCTTCTGGGAACATTCCCATGTTTTTCATTGCGTTGATATCATTATCAGAAGTTGATACTCTTCCTGGAGACATTAAGATTCTCTCAGCTACGAATTGTAGTTGAGGTGGAACAATCAATTTTCTAGCTTGAACATTGATTTTAATTCCTCTTTCATCTTTAAATTGAGAAATATCAATTAAAGCGTTCTCTAGTGAAGTTTCATTCAAGTCTGCTGCTGTTGAAGGCTCGTTTGACTGATCTCCAGCTGTCAAGGTTGGGTGATTGGTAGCGAATAATTCTTTACCGTCACCTCCTGGATAGCTTGAGCTAAAGCCATTATTAAGCACATTCGCAGCTTTTACTTGTTTAGTATTAGCCATCGATCTAGCAAGTGCTCTAGTATATCTAGAAGATAGGCTGTCGTAGAGGTTGTCTTCGATAGCTTCTTCTGTCAATGAGAAAGCAAGTGCTATAGTTTCGTGGGTGTAACGAGATGTGAAAGTTTCTTGTGCTGTGTCATAGCTTACTGAAGCACCTTCTCCTTTAACTGGAGCTTGTGCGAAGCCTGCCAACATTACTTCTTCCTCAAACGCTCTGTCTGAATTTTCAGTATCAAAAATTTCAGCATGCTCGTTTTCATATCTATCGTACTCTAAACCAAAAAGTGCATTAAGTCCTGGTTCGAGTTCTTTAACTAATTGAGCTCTGTTAATTGCCATTGTTAATCACCTTTTAGTTATTGCCGAACTCAGAAGTTGGGAAACTTACATACAATCTAGCATATTGACCAATAGAATTATCAGGTCTGTCAACAAACCCAATAACTTTAGCTATACCGCTAGTTGTAGTTGTAGTAACCGCTTCTTTTGAACGGAGATTGTTTGCGTCACCTGCAGTTGTAGTAATTGTATAGAGTGCGCCGACACTTGCTTGTGTAGGAGTCCCAGAAGACTGAGCCTCATACGCAATATCAGGGTCAACATAAACATACGCTTTTGCATCTGCAGAACCTAAAGTTGATGTACCTGATGGCCATTTTCTTGACCAAACAGGAGTACCATCAGTTGCTGTGTATTGTACACCTTGGAAAACACCGAGAGGGGCATCAGTAGCACCACTTTGAAGAACGTAACCACTTGAGAGTTTGACTACATCGCCTGAAAAAATATCACCTGTAGCTCCACTCTGGATTGCGAACTCTGATGGTCTAATTGTGCCACCGCTTAAATGAAAAGCAGGTGTAAATCCATTAGGATCGTTTACATTAGCCATTATTTACTCCTATGTAAATAAAAAGTTTAAATTAAGTTCTAACTAACCGTTAGAACCTCCGCTTCCAAAAGTAACCTTTGTTTGTCTACTAGGTTTACTAATAGGCATTAAAGGATTACTCTCTCGCATAAGGTTGTTGTCCACAGCCTCCATCTGCTCTCCAGCTAGTCGAGCATAATACGCTCTTCTTTCTTGGACAGTTTCTATCGGCATCTTAGCGAGGATTAAGCCACCAACTCCTATGACACCAGCATGTTTACCATCATCAATTGTAGGTGCTTCAAAATCAGGATGGTCTGAAGCCCTAACTGGCTCCCAACCTTCACGAATACGTTTTGACATATTCGCTTGATCTTGTTGTCCTACCATTGAAGCACGTATCCATCTGTATACATAGCCCTCTGGTGGAGTAGGTGCGTCTAATAATGACGGTGGACTCCATGGTTTTCGACGAGATGTTTTATCTCGACTTTCTGCAGATCTGGAGGTTCGATCTGTTTGAGTAGTTTTTTCATTGTCTACCATTTTTTACTCCTTAACATGCTTAGCATATTCTTCTAGTGGCACACCTAATCTTTTTGCTATTGCTACTTGACTCGGTGTGAGTTGTACTTTTCTACGTGAACGTGTTCTTGCGGTAGTAGAACCTCTACTTGAACCTGCTACAACCTCGTTCACAGTGTTCTGTTGAGTTTTTCCTAATTTATGAGGAAAAGCCTCAGCCATTCTCCTATCCACTTCTGAATAATACTCATCAGAAGTAGGATCATAACCTTCCTGCTCTACTAGTTGCCTGTGAAAAGCAAAGGCACTAGTAGTCATAGCTACGTCAGAGCCGAACCAACTGTTCTTTTTAGCCCATTGCTGAGCTTTAGGATCTGCTTGAACTCGAACTTGTTGTTGAGGTTGTAGTCTAGATTGTATCTCTTTATCAACATCGACAACTTGTTCTTGTATTTCAGGTTGTTTAGCTCTGACTCTATTTAGGCTTTCCTCTTCAACAGCCAATTTAGCTATTTGTTTTTGAGCTTCGAGCATGGCGTCTGTATCACCATTCTCGTATGCCTTTTTATATCGGTCTTGAGCGTACTGAAGTTCAGATCCAACTCTGCCTTTATATTCATCATAAAGGTTTTGATCTGTTTTTGAAAGTTTATTTTTAGTTTTATTTAACTCATCTTGAACAGACTTAGCATAATCAATAGCTGCTTGTTCACGTCTTTCAGCCTCACGAATCTTAAAGGTAAGTTTAGCTATACGTTTTTGAACGCCTTCGCTATAGTCTTCTATCTCTTCAGATTTTTTAGCTTTTTCTTGAGGTTCATCTTCTACAACTTCCTCTTGATCTTCTTCTGTTTCGGGAAGTTCAACTTCCGTTAACTCTTCTTCTTGTTGCAAGGCTTCATCTGCCATGTTTTGCTCCTTTAGTTGCGTGAATTATATTAACCTGAAACTACGTCTTCGGGATCCGTAATAACTGCTAATACATCATCATCGTTTAATAATCGCAAGTCGCCACCCTCAATCTTGATTCGTGCTCCTGCGTACCTGCCGAATATCACCCAATCGCCTTCTTGACACCATGCACCTCCAGGATATCTATCCTTATCGGCGTATGCGTCTGGACCAAGTGATACTACGTAACCTACGTTAGTGGCTATACGTTCTTTTTCTAACGTTTCGTTAGCTAAATATAAACCACCTTTAGTTTTTTGCTTTCTACTGAAAGGTAAAACTAATAGTCTGTAGCCTGTGGGGGTAGGGAGTTGATCTTTTAAAGAGGCGTCTTCCTGAACTGAATCAGGTGTAAATTTAAGTTCCTCTTTATCTTCAACTTCAATATTTTCAAAACGGTCAACCGTGTTAGGTATTGGCTCACCGCCTTTGCCAAATGCGGCAACTTCTTTACTCATCTTCTATATCCTTGTGCAGGTCACTAATTAAATACTCCGTAAACGACAGACCTGTAATTTCGCCTACGACTTTTTGATAATCTTCAAAGTTTTGAACACTACCACTCGCTAGAGTTTGAGTTAGTTGTTCTTTTCTTTCTTTTATTTGTTTCTTAAGTTTATCTATCAGCATCCCCAATCTCTACGTGCCCAATAATTAGCTTTAGTTCTATCACTTCCTAAACTTTTACTCCGTGCACAATAGGATTTTTTACGCTGTTTATTTTCTTTGTGCATACCTAGTTTAGCATCACCAAAAGTGATTCGTTTAACATTACCTGTTGATGGATCTTTAACAAAAACTTCTTTACGTTTTTTGCCATGTCCAGAACTCCCTTTAGGTATGGGTCTAGGAGTATTTAGTTTAACTTCTCTGCCTTGATATTTAGCCATTACACAAAATTATAGTGTATTTCTCTT